GGAAACATTCATAGGAGTCGTAAATTCTAAAGTATATATTGTAGACTTAGAAGTACTATGTAAACCGTCAGTCGCTTTATATCTTAAAGTGAAACTTCCAGCATCAGCCTCTGTCGTAGATGGTGTAATAGTAAAAGCGTTACTAGATTGAGAAATAGTTGCTTGCGCTTGATTTGATGGATTAGTATCATATGAATATTCGATAGGAAATCCTTCTGGATCGCTTGCTACAACCGTTTGATTTGTTGCAGTTCCATCTATAGCTAACGCTGCTGTTGATGGTGGTTCCGTTGTCCATTCTGGTACGGCGTTTGCGTCCGTATACACTCTATCCCATTCAACACCATCCCAAACATAAACGGCTTTTGTATCAGTCGCAAACCCGAAATCTCCAGCAGTATTACCACTTGAAGGAAATGCAGCAAGATTTGCATATGAGGTCGGAGTAGAAGATGCTCCAGCCGCTCCATCAGACCCAGCCGGTCCAGAAACAACTACCCATTGACTCGATGAACCATCATTATAATATACTAACAAAGAACCGTCTGTACTGTTGAACCACTGGTCTCCAGCGCTAGGGCTTGTCGGTGCAGTATCCGACACATACAGACCTGATGCTGTCCATCTAGTTTTAGATGCATTATATGTCCAAGTTTTGTCACCGACTACGTGAGTATCCCCATTCGAAGGACTATCTGGAAAATTTATTGCCATGTCTTATTTATCCTTTATGTAGTCAATAATGTTGTTTTGTTGCGTCTGAATATCACCATACCATTTCCACCATATGAAGAAACATGGTTTGTGGCTGCACCTGTTGTTAGTTGTCCATCACGGCCACCACTACCACCACCGCCCGGATATCCACCATTTACAGCAGATTGGACACTGCCAGTTGTGTCTGCTGAAGTCAATCCAACTTTACTAACAATGAGTCCATTTGAAAAACTTGTCGGTATTTCAGAATTTATGACAGAATCAATATCTGCAAAATAATAGGCTCCACCACCAGCACCAGAAGAATCATCCCCAGAAGTACCTATTCCACCAGAACCGCCGCCGTCAACACCGTCAATGCGATTACTTCTTGCAGAACCACCCGCGCCGGACCTCGATGGTGCAGGGTCAGTTGATCCATCACCAGACTGCGAATTCATTCCCGCTCCGCCATTATTGCTATATCCAGCACTACCACCGCCAGCACCACCGCCATTAAAGGCACTACCGCCGGTGCCACCTGTATATGTGCCTGATTGTAAACCAGCAGTCAGGGCCCCTATATTTGTAATTGTGCCAACAGGTTGCGTTGGATTGTTTGCTGAATAATTACTTCCACCCTTTCCGCCAAACGCAGTCAAAACAACATTCCCAGAGGAAGTTGGTATTGTAATAATAGAATCTCCGCCTGTAAAATTCGAGGAACCACCGCCATCATCTTGTCCTTGGTATCTTGCAGTACCATAATAAGCATTTCCAACTACAACAGTAATATCTCCTGTAATATCGGATACAGGAATTGCTTCAATCCATGCAGAAGAACCACCGTTTCCGCCATTACCACCACCATCTCCACTATTACCCTGAGCACCGCCGCCTCCTGCGCCAACAGCGAAGAAACTAATAGTACCACCAACCCCACTAAGATCAGATTGATTCATAGTAAATGTGCCGGGCAAATATAATTTAGAAGTAGCAAAAAATGTCAAATCTACTGTCGTAAGAGCAGGAGTAAATAATATTCCATCTCCTGCTTTTGTTCTAAAGGTAAAAGAACCTTGATTAGAATCATTATTCGATCCTACTAAAGAAAATACTCCATTTGATTCTGTGACAGAAGTTACTTGCGGTGGTAAACTTGATGAGTTATAAATTGTCGATCCGCTATACGCATCCCAATCATAGGTCACCGGAAATCCAGATTCATCGGTTGCAACAGCAGTGATTGTAGTCACTGTCGAACCATCATTATTTAATTGGTGCGTGGCCGGTGGTGTTGTAGTATATCGGGGTCCTATTTGATTTCCTGTAGACATTCTTTGCCATGCAACTCCGTCCCACATATAAGCCGCCTGAAAATCTGTGTCAAAACCAATATCACCAGCAGTGTTTCCAGAACTAGGAAATGAAGCAAGGTTTGCATATGAAGTTACGGAAGAACCAGATGATCCATCTGTTCCGTTTGTTCCATCTACTCCAGCAGCTCCTGCTGGACCAGATGTAGAAATCCACTGACTCGATGAACCATCATTATAGTAAACACTGAGACTGCCATCTGTAGAATCAAACCACTGGTCTCCATCACTAGGACTTGTCGGCGCAGTATCGGACACCGTGACCGAAGAACCTCCGCTCCCACCACTTATTGTATCCCACAACGTAGATGTGGAATTATAGGTATATACGACACCATTTGCAGTGTGTGTATCCCCATTTGAAGGACTATCTGGAAAGTTTATTGCCATTTATTGTCTCCTAAACACTGAAGTCATAGTATCTGTCATTTACAACGGATGATGTTGTACCTTGAAGCAAGGTGTAACTGGTGCTGCTCAAATCGGATGCTGTATTGCCGCCGATATACGGCGTGACATATCCACCGGAAAAGTAAGGAGTGGTCGCAGCACTCCCGCTGACTAAAATTGCCTTGATTGTTCTACCTGTAGTCCACGTTATAGTTTTTGTGTTCCCGCTGTCGTTTTCGACGTACCCAAAATTAAAATGCGATCCTGAGCCAGACGCCGGTAAAGTTGTACCAAAAGCTGATGACATTTCTGTTCGAAAATATGCGGGGCTGTTGTTATCAAAATTTGGACTTGTCTCACTTGTGCTTGCCTCTCTCCCAAAACGCCAACTTGATTGGTCAACATTCGCACCATACACAACCTCACTTGCGTAAGTTGAATCGTCATGCAGATTGCTTCCATCCTCCGCAACAAACATAAAATAGAATATTACATATCCATTCGAACTTGATGTTTGAGTTATATCAAATCCGTAGACATCCGTTAAACCAAACGACAATTGAAAAAGAGTTGATTTTGCTGTTGTCTGTAGTCCATCTGAGGCTTTGAATCTTCCAGTAAATGACCCACTATTGCTTTGGGATGTTGATGGTGTGAACGTAAAAGCGCCATTACTTTTTGTAAGAGATGTTATTTGTGGTGGTAAAGAAGATTCACTGTACGTGTTTGCGCCGGAAAACCCATCGAACTCATAACTGATCGGGAATCCTTCAGCGTCTGTTGCAGCAACCGTAACAACATTGTTTGATCCATCAGTGTTTAATAGCAAACTTGCCGGTGGATCAGTTGTAAAACTAGGTGTAGTTTGCGACCCAGTGTAGACCCGATCCCATTCAGTACCGTCCCAAACGTAAACCGCCTTAGTATCGGTTGCAAACCCCATATCACCATTAGTATTACCAGAACTAGGAAATGCAGCAAGGTTTGCATATGAAGTTGCAGAACCATCTGCTCCAGCAACTCCAGCCTGTTGCGGAGAAGCAGGAACCCATTGACTCGATGAACCATCATTATAATATACAAACATTTTCAATGAAAGAGAATTATACCACATGTCACCGTCACTAGGACTCGTTGGTGCAGTATCAGAAACAGTAACAGAAGAACCTCCACCACCAGAGGCGGCAGAGTTCCAAAGACCCGCTGTAGCATTATATGTATAGGTAATAGTACCAGAAGTAAATGTCTGTCCGTTGGACGGACTTGTGGGAAAGTCTACTGCCATTAAAATAGTCCTATAATTTTGTATTATTTATTTTACAAGACTATTTATAACAACTCATCCAGTAATCATTTTGTAGATTTCTTTCCAATTTTGAACCCGAACCGCTTTTCCACTATAGTATACATTGTGGTCGTGAGCGATAAGAATACCATTGAGGCCCAAGTTAATTCCAACATCAACATTTTCGGGTTTATCTTCTACCCAATAGCATTCTGTATCCCGATAAGGTTCTAGGGCATCATCTTTGTCAGCACCAGTGTCGAGATATACATATTTTTCAAAAGCTGTGTTTCCAAACAATTCCCGAAGGTTTTTTGTCCGTAGATGACACGCATATTGATCTGTACTCAAACTGGTGATTGCATGGAAAATATAACCATGATCTTCGTGCAATTTTTTAACATATTTAATTGCATCCCGCAAAGGAGGTAGTTTCCGAATTGCGGCACTTTCATTAAACATCCGTACTAATTTTTCTTTTTCACAATTTGGCAATCCATATTTGACACCAATATCATATTCGCTACTTCCTGTTGCGACATATCCATGCCGATCCATCCAAGAAGCAAAGGCGTACCCCCAATCTAGGAGTACGCCATCACAATCAACCAAGATTGTTTTATTTTTCACTGCAATCATTATATTTCCTTCTATGATTCTCTCTATACTATTATATTACAACAATGTAGAGAAAATGTCAAGCCCTAATCGACTTTTACTTCTTCAAATTCTGCATCTAAAATTTCATCTGATACGTCATCAAAGACTATAATAGATCCATATTTAAAATCCAAATAATTAGAAATGGTTAGATTTCTCTTCCCAGCCATTTTTTTAACATAGTTTTTTCGACCTTTCGAAAGTTTCTTATAGTCTCTATCTAAGTTGTCGGAATATTTAAGATTAAGTTTCATGCACGAGCCTCCCTAAGTTTTTCTAGTTTCTGGCGTTTACGTTCTGCATAATATTGACCTTCGCGTAATAAACGATCCATTAAAATTTCACGATTATGTGCGTTTCGTTTTTGTTGCGATGAGAACCGCCGGTTGACTTTTGGTCCTGCAAGATATTTGTTTAGTTTAGATTGTCGTTTCATGTTTGTTCCTTAGTTGTCATGTAGTGCTAAAATTACTGCGTTGTCTATGGTTGCCTGATCAATGGGTTCCCAATTTACAACAGTTTGTTCCTTGAAGTAGAAAACAAGTACAAATCCTAAAGTGAAGAAAATTAAATCCCTCCACCTTAGTTGTCCTTTAATCCATTCTCTAATGTTTTCATATATCATCACATATAAAGTGGTCCGGTCCACTGGATTGTATATCCACCATCAAGGATATTTCCCCGAGCATGGTTGCGAGCAGGAGTTGCCCAACCCGCGGCTTTTAGGATATCGCCTTTCTGGAATTTTTTGTCGTTGTCGCCTTTGACAATAAATCCCCAGACAGACCGTTTTGACAAGATTTTTATGTATTTACTACCTTCGGAAACCTCAAGGCCTTCGTTGAATTCTGAAATCATTTCAAGATTGTGTGGCGATAATTCATGAGTCCCATTGCGAGAAGTCCAGTTGAAATAATCAGATTTGATTGTTTCGAGGAGAGTTGCGATTTGTTCCTGCATTTTTAGTCCTTTCAGTGACTAGTGATTCTTTCTATACTATAGTTCTAACATATAATGATAGAAATGTCAAGCGGTATTTCGCATTTTTTCCAATTCTTTTTGTTGATTTCCGACAATATATCTTAAATCATCATTGCGTTGAGCAAGCACCATTGCCTGAGTTTTCCAGTAGGAAAGTTCAGAATTGTCTACTCTTTGTGAAGGTAAAAGTTTTAATGTATCCATAACATTCTCCTAAGTGATTCTGTTTCTACGACTAGAGTATCACAAAGCTACAGGAGAGTCAACAGTTAATTTACAGAATAATTAACCATAACATCTATTTGTTGTCCGATACGAACATTTGGACGATTATTATTTGCATATATCGACCGGCGAATAGTGGTTCCATGAACTCGTATGTCTAACCAATATTGTTCAACTACTTGATAGGCGTTGCGTCTATTGACTGTATGACAACGATTTTCGACTCTGGTGGTATTCTGTCCACTGGATTGATTGGCCCCAATGAAAGCACCGATAATCGCGCCGGTATTTCGATTGCGTACCTTACTTCCGCCGCGCAGTGAGTTGCCAATAATTCCACCAATGATTGCACCCTGCAAAACATTTGCATTATTAATCAATGGGACATGAACATTATTACAAACCAATTCGGGAACATTTTCATATCTTGTACTATAGATAGGTTGTATTCCAACAATAGTTCCGGTTGCTCTTTCGGCAGCTCGTACTGATAAACTTAGTGTATGAGAACATGCAGTAAGTAGAGTTGATAGTGCTAAGATTTTGATTGCCGTTTTAATCATTTGAAATTTCCTCTCAGATTTTCTAGGGCTCCAATCACGATTGATGGATATTCCCCCAAGTAACTACCCGCCGATAGATCGTCCAATTTGATTAAATCTTTATGGTGGTGGGTTATAAACATAAAGTTTTCTAGTATTCTCTTTGCAAGCGCATCATATGCGCCGTCTGTTAGTATCGGGTCGTCATCTTTATAATACGCATATGAAGCCATCAAATAATAAGGAATGGTCATATTTTCATTCTTATCAATGATGTCGTTCATATGCGTATCAATAATCATTAGACTCGTTGACTTTCTGCGTAGTCTTTAGCCTTCTGCTCATCAACAAAGAATTTCTTTGAGATGACTGATCTGCCGTCTTGCGACCAGACAGAATTGACTTCGGTTTTCTTTACTTCGAAACCGAAAATATGATCCCAATTTACAATGGGAGTGAGTTTTGTGTAACATTTATAGTTACGGTTTTCTTTAATTTTCATGCTAAGTTCATTACATCCTGTGCATAAGATTTATATTTGGGTTCTTTGAATCCGTCAAGTTCTTCCATTAACATCATCATACGGTTTTTAATAAAATAATCAAATACTTTTCGCATATCTCCTTTTGGGTCGTTATCAAATTGGGCGATAATATTATCTCTAATATCATCTGGCACTTTTGTAAGGTCTACTAACTGTTCGTTTCTCTTAAATCTCGCAAGCATATTCACATCCATAAAGTCTTCGGGATTTCTGGACATATCCATCCAGTTTACCAGACTCTTTTTAGTGATAGGCTTCTGACGGCGATTTTCTACAAAAACTTCATCGTCCGAAAGAAAATTGGGAATACCGTCCGACTTATCGCCGCGAATAATATGTTCGCGAAGAAATTGTTTCGGGTTGTCCTCTTTCAGAAACTTTTTCATAATCGTACTGTATTGAGACACATTGGGGTATTTTTGTAGTTGTTTAAAGTCTTTGTCACTTGAAACAATCATACACTTTTCACTCGGCGCAAATCTCTGCACCAACACCGCAATACAATCATCAGCTTCGGCGCGTTCCACCTCAACAATTTTGTAAGGAAAAACTTCTTTTAGGTCGCGTTTCATATCATTCATAGTATTGAAAATAAGACTCCAATCTATACCAGATGATTCGCGTTCTTTCTTTCTTGAAAATTTATAGTATGGAAAAAGGTCTTTTCTCCAATAATTTTTATTATCACAACAAATAACGACATTGCCATATTCTGCCGAAAACTTTTTCTTTATGTTAAGCAAACTTGTAAGGATCATATGGCGTACAAGATTTTCATCGATCTCGCTTGTCCGAGGCCCTACTTGTGTCATTAAGTTGGAGATAATAACTTGACTTAGGTCTATTAATATCATTTGTACATCTCTGTTTTGTTTCTACTACTATATATTACCACAACTACGCAGGGATGTCAATAGTTTTATTGAACCATTCTGGTATTTGTCGTTTTGTCCACACCATATTAAACCGATCTTGTTTGGTTTCGTAAAACATACGATAAGATTTTACAGGGTCTTCGGGGAAAATGCACTCTGGATTTGCCTTCATTGCAAGAGGAAATGGAGTAAGAGCATACCTATACCCATCTTTGATATTTTTTGGAAGTCTACCTAATGCATTACGCAATAGGGTGTCTGTCATATGAACTTTGCCGTATCGGTATGTATATTCTCTACATAGTTCTGAAAAATGGTCATAGTGCCACATATAGTTGTTATCACTGGCCATAGTCCACACGGTACACGGATGACTCATGTGAACAGCCTTATATAAGACGCTCTCACGCGCATCTGACAGTTCCCAATACTTTGACATAGTTTTGCCCGACTTGGACTTACGGCGTGTTTCTACACCGTCTAACATGCGGTGAGCAGTAGAAAGCATCTGAGCACTTTCTACTATCATTTTTACCACATGTTTATCGCACTGCAATTGGGCCGCAACTTTTGGGTCTTTGTCTAGTATAAAGATATTCACACAAAATCTCTCAAAGTTACTGACCGTGAAGAACATTTTAGTTTCCGCAAAGCATGGATAGTAATGCCACGAATTCTTTCACGAGTCACACAATATTGTTGACCAATTTCTTCTAATGTGTAAGATTTGTCTAAACCACCAAGTCCAAACCGCATCCGTACCACACGCTCTTCGCGGGGAGTGAGTGTAAGCAATGCAGATGTGATAGCAGCTTTTCTTTCTAGAATCACGACATGTTCATCATCATCAACTGTCAATTCAACATCGTCTAAAGAGTCCATATCTTCTGACACATAGTCTTCGAAATATTTCCGGTTTCTCATGTATCTACTTTTGAAAACACCTACTGTAGTCATAACGAATCATCCTCTCTTGTTACAATTAAATATACCACAAGAGAGGATGAGAGTCAAGTATTATTTTGCTATTTTATCTAAAGTCGCATTAATATCTTTCCTAAGTTTGGCATAACCACTAGGACTATCTAATTCAACATGAGTACTTATATGTTTCCTTAACTCATCTTCATGTTTTGGAAATCTTTTTATAATAGGTTGCAAAAACTTAGTAGGACTAAGCTTTTTATTATTTGATTCTTTTGCCTTTTTTATAGCAGACTTATCACCAATTTTAAATTTGCTAGCAAATTCACTAAAACTTTGTTCTTCGCCCATATTTGCATATGCTCTGAATTTTCTAGGGTTTATTTGGCCCGGAGTTTTATGTGTCATTTTCTTTGCTTTTGCGAGATTGGCCATGCCTTGCATCGCCCGATAACTAGCATTGCCCCTTTCAGTAACTTTTCTAATTTCTTTAAAAACTCTATTTGTATCACGGTCTAGTTTGTCCATTGTTCTTTGATACTTCACAGAATTTCCAGTAGTTTGCATCATTTTTTCTAATTGTGTATGCATGTCTATGATTTTTTGTATTTCTGCTTGCAGATCACTTACCGCTTCTTTTTGTTCGGCTGGGACTTTCTTATCACCATAATACCTAAATGAATCTCCAACTTCTCTTTTTGAGTATGTCCACTGTTTTTTTGCTTTGCGGTGAAAATCTTCTGCTTCTTTTTTAAATTTCGGAAACTCATTTCCACGATCCTTACCAGCGGATGGTATTGATGACTTCTGCACGGTTCCAACATGTTTGGATGTCATTTTTTCTAGTTTGTCTAGGATTTTATGCAATCCCTTGTCAATCTGTCCGGTCGTCCAAGGGAACAATTTAGAAACAATCTCATTTACTTCATTAGAGCCATTCAAGTCTTCACGCAATTCTTTAAAAGTTTTCATTTTTCTTTCCTTTTTTTCTTTATTTATAATAGTGCCATCTTACAAATATAATAAGAGTCCACTATATCAGATGTGGGGTTGCCAATCTTTTCAGACTTAATGACAAGCTCTTCCTGTAAATTTCTTGAAGTTTCTTGTAAAAATGATTCATACATTTTTTCTTTGTTTGCATTTCCTTTTCCGGTCGCAAACTTTTTGATTTCTGTTGGAGCGATAAGTTTATATTCTATATCTGCGTTCCAAATTTTCCATTTCAATAATCCAGTATTTTCCGCAATATGAAATACTTTACCTTTAGATCCATAACTATAATCTTCTATTGCAACTAATTCAATTCCATTTGATATGAGAATGTCCAAGGCCCAATCAGATATAAAGTCATATCGTTCTTCGGGGGTTTCCCACAATTTAAACTGTGGACTACCCTCTATATTTTTGTATTGATAATCTTCGTATTTTTTAACACCGGAGAGAAAAAAAGATTGACAGTTTTCAAAACTAAAATTTTCTTTCTCTCCGGTATAGATAGTCACCGCTGGACACGATAAACTATAATCAATACCACCTATTCTTCTTCCATCCATAATTCACTCTCGTCCACTTCATGCTCTGGTTCATCTATATTTATATAGATTTCAAGAGCCTCTCCGCAGACAGGGCAAAATCGAACTTCTTCATCATTATAGGTTTCTACTTTAAATTCAGCAGAACAGTGTTCGCAACCTATCGTTTCCATTTAATATTCCTTAATAATCAGATGTATATAGTAATATTAAAAAGTTATCTCACATGCACCACCGACACATGCGGCAGATCCCATTGTATCAATGTCTGTGAATTTCTTGGTTGTAAGTTGATATGTAAAGTCAACATGATTCATATTCTGTTGAATCTTAGTCCACTTATGGCACAAGAAAACATCCTTGAGACAATATTCCGCCATTTTCATATCTTTCATAAAGTAATTATCTGCAAATTTCTTAAACCTACGAATCCACTCGGCGCGTAAATCTGAAATTTCACCCTGATATTCTGGTGGCATTTGTGCAACTGAGCAGGCTTCCCAAAGATTATCAAACCCCTTGCGAGTATCTACAATCAAACCAGCAGCAAACAAAGCACCCCGACCATATTTTGCAACAATCTCATCTTCATCTAACACTTCAGTCATTGGGGCTTGGTGAAAGTCTTTGTCGCCCATACCAGATAGGAATGATACACCCGCAAAGAAATCTTTATTGTCAAACAAGTAATCTTCAACCTCTGACCACATATGTTCTGGTACTGTCACGGTGTTCGAAACATTATGTCTTACTGTTGGATCGGCGCAGAGGTGTTCATTTGTTCCCGCTTCTACCCAATTTTGTTGTACCTGTTGTACTTTTTCTAGTAATGCAGTACCGAATAATTCTTCTTTATATAAAGAACCTTCTGGCGAAATTACTGGAAATCCAATACAATAGTCTGTACGACTCGTAGACCATACTGACTCTTCAATCATATATGGATTGGATTTTGCAATTAACTGTGCGACTTCGGCATCCTTATTCATTTGAACATGTCGAATATATTTTGGAGCATGTTCTGCATGAATACCTGATGCAGTTTCTAAGAGAACAGAAGCGTTACCAGATGGTTTGACACATGTTGTACGCGCAGCCTGATTAATGCCAATTAATTCTGCAACCTGTTTGTTGACAGTTTTGACAATTTCTGCGCCGTCTTTTTGAATCTGATCGTCAAACAATACATCTGGATTATTCATCCAACCTGTTACCGATACACCAAGCAGGGCTTCACGATCAAAGATTTTCTTTGATGTTTCTGAGAGATATTTAAAGTCTGTATATCCTGCCTGCAATGTACCCATGATAGCACCCGCCCGACAGGCTTTAAAGAACTCTTCCTTAGTGGTACACTTACCACCATTGATTTCGGTAAGGTTACACCCCTGCCAACCGCTCTCACCGTCTATCTGTGGATACATACCAATTTCTACACATGGATTTGTGGTGTGCTCTGTATTGTCTACAAAGTAAAATCCTGGCTCCCCAAATTCCTTGATCGATTTCATACAATTAGAAAATTCATTTTTTGTAATCTCACTACGCACAATGACTGCCGAGTTATTTGATCTTCCTCTTTGTGGATTGTCGATAAACCAATTGCCGGTTTTTGCCGTCAACATTTCTTCGTCATCTTTAGAGAACAAACAAATGGTCGCAGAGCGTCTTACACCACCCGCCAGTACTGCATCTGCAGCGTGCATAGAGATATCATATACATGAATGGGAGATAGTCTTGTATCACCTTTGAGTACCAGAGTTTGAATTAGATGTTCAATTTTATCCAAAGCCTTGCGTAGTGGTTCTGGGCCGGGCGCTTTAAATCCACCAGAAATCATTGATCCTTGTGGGCGGACTTGTGACAGATCGAAATAAACTTTTCTGCCTTCAAATTCTGGACGAGTACCACCACCCACAAAATATGATGACATCAAGACTCCAAGAGCATCTGCCCAACCTTCGATACTATCTTCTATTAACCAACCTTTGGCCTGTTTCTTTCTTTCTGCAATATCTGGAATTTTTGCAACATGATGTTTCTGGACGGAGAATCCTGCACCGGCGCCGCAGAGTAGAATATAAAACAATTCTTGAAAATATGCAGCACGATCTGCATATGTGGATGTGCAGTTATACATACGCATTTGATGTTTAAGTAGTTGATCTCCTCCGAATTGCAATGCACGCTGCGCTCCGAGAGCATATTTCAGTTTATACGATGATTCGGCCTCATCGATCAACAATGACAATTCTGGTGTCATTTTATCCTTATAAAAATTTCTGTGCATATCCATGACGCGAATTACAGACTCATCCCAAATCTCATATCGTTCGAGATTATCATCCCATCGTGAATATGATTCATAGAATTTTGCCTGAGACATTACCGATCTCGCGTCCATATCTTTATTATTCGAATTTACTACTTTTAACATTCTTTTCCCTCTTCAATGAATATTCTAGCACCTTTTCCAAGACGCTATTTTTAATTTTGCTTCCAAGTCTTTACTGGTAGATTTACTTAGTATTCCCTGTAATTCTGTAATGTCGATTCCTGACAGAATCATATCATTAATATCTTTTTGTCGCACTTTTTCTGGCCATATTACAACCGAAAAATTATTGTCTATTGACTGCTCTATTTTCTTTACAATTTCCTTGTTTCTAGGCTCATTATCATAGACAAATACTACATCTGAAAAGTCTTTAAAATAACTTTTGTCTATGTCACTACCCGCCATAGCGAGCGCATTATCTACGAATAACGAGTCTATCGGACCTTCGACTACATATACAGTCTTAGTTGGATCGACTCTGTCCAAACCAAATATCTTTGGCACATCCTTCACCTTAATGGTGATATATCTCATATGAGATTTGGGATCGAGCGATCGTCCTTGTAAGGCTATCAAATCACACTTTTCATTGAAGAATGGTATGACTATTCGTTTTTCTTTTTGGGGAATATTGTTCGTTACTTTGAGTTTGTCCACTACAGATTTGAAATCATCTGTATAATATAACAAATCCATCATGGGCAACTTTCTACCCTCACAATAAACTCTAGCCGGATGAGACTCCGGCAAATCTATAATCTTTTCTCCATAATCAAATGAGCACTTACTAGAAAATTTTGGTGCAAAGTCAAATTTTATAGGTACATCTTTTTCTTTTATTCCAGCAGGAGCACTTTTACCTTGTTTCCACTTCTCCATAACATATTCTTGATATAAAGATACATTTACTTCCTTAATAAAATTGCCAAGAGACATACCCGCGCCGCAGTTATGACAGATGTACCTAAAGTTGTTTTTCTTTTCATAAAGAAACCCACGCATTTTATAGGAATTCTTTTGAGAATCGCCACAAATTGGACACCTACAATTATATAGGTTGGTCTTTTTTTGTGTAAATCCTTCGAGTTGAGAAGAGAGTCTTTGAATGAATGATCGATCAATATATAACATTACACAATAATACAGTAAAAATTGCGTTGTGTCAATATATTTAGAAAATTTATGTCATATAAAAATGAGCAATCGCGGCAGATACGGCCGCAGCGAATACCATCCAAAACGCTTTTTGAAATGCAGTAGTAGTCCTAGAATTTTCAGCAACAGCTGTTGTCAAATGATCCATTTTTTCCGATAGTTTATTAATTCTATCATACTGAGCAGAATGTTTTTGCTCGATGGCAAGAATTTTTTCTTCTGCACGGGCAATCGAAATCATGGCATCAGCCATTCTATCAATTTTTTCTTCGATACGGTCGAGTCTGACGTTATTCTGTGGACTGTCCATTTAATTATTCCTGCTCTACTGATTCGTAATACTCTTTATATTCTAGTATAATAACTTTCTGTTCACCAATGTATCTTTTCATGTCAATAACGGTTAGTGATAAATTTTCATAGTCCGGATGGTCGAGTGCAAATAATGCAATACTTTTTCCTTCACTTTTCAATCTATCTGTAACTTCTTTATAATTATCAGGCGTCACAACAATAAATTTGAAGTCTTGCCAATTAACTGGCGCGGGCATACTTAGCTCGAGTGGTATTTTTTCCACAAAAACTTCTTCGGTTATTATACGTTCTTCTGGTTTCACTAGACTTGAGCAACCAGCCAACACAACACTCAATACAATACCAATCAATATTTTAATCATTTGTCAATTCCATGATATCAGACTTCAAATCATTTTGTATACTTTTATTTATAATATTTTCTATTAGGGCCGGTTTATTCGCAGCAAGAAATCCCAAATCATGTTCAGATAGGGTTTTTCTCAAACCAGTAACTTCTGATCGCAATTCAGCGCTCTTTTCACTTATGCGCGTGTTTATTTCTTTGACTTCGACTATATTTGCGTTCAGTCGTTTTATTTCGATGTTCTTACTATCGACAGCAGTAGATAATTTTGAATTGTTGATTTTTAGAGTGTCAATATTTGCTTGCAATCTCTGCATGTAAAACCAACCACCAGTAAGGATACCAATGATTGCTAATACCAGATAAATTTTTGCACCTTTAAACATTGACAATAAAAACATTTTATACTACAAATCCCTTTGCAATATAAACATAGTTCCATATTGTTCATCTTGCAATACGACTCGTTTTTTTGGATTTCTTTTGATATATTCTCTAATATCGGAAGCATCTTCTCTGCGTAAGAATGGTTCCCATCGAGAATATTTTTTCTTACCCTTTAAGAATTTTTCATATGCGTCCGGTTTGACCTTAAAGACTCTCATACCGGCAAATTCTTTTTTCCAAGGATTTTCATTGTAACCACCAAGAGCTGCAGATGATGCAGTGTTTGCGATTTCTTCTGTCAATATCAAATCGTGATTTTTTTCTTCTTGTAAATTGATATAATCAATCAAGAGATTTTCCATCAACACAATATCAGAATCTTGCAACCCTTCTTTATTTTCCTTTAGAAGCGCCATAGCAGCAGCATAGGTGGCAATCTTAGATGACCCGCCAGGAAATTTTGCAAGAATTCTTTTGAGATTAAAAATAATTTTATGGAAAGTGGTAAAGGCCTGTTTTTCTTTTCTGGACTTCAATTCACCAGATTTTTTCAACACTTTGCCATTGGCATCAATAATACCAAGATCAAATGCATCTTGTTTATTCCAATCTGATGTCAATATTTTTATAAACTTATACGCAAGAAATGCATTGAATACGCCGGCCATTTAAATCTTTTCCAATTCTTCTAATATGTGATTGTCCAATTTTATATCGTTTGTATATATAGAAACACCGTTTATTCCGTCCACCTTTTCGGGCAATTTATTCAAAAATTTCAGAAAGCTTGCTAAAATATAATATTGTTCAGATTCTATTTTTAGAAACAAAACCCTACTACACGGCACATTACCCAAAACATTATATAAAACTACCAAATGATTTATAATCAATCTTTCTTTCAAAATATCCTTTGTGTGATATTTATGAAAGAGTCTCTTGACGTATTTGATACGTTTCATATCGCCAAGAAACTCTTCCATGTTGTGACACTGGGGATTGTCATAAGATTTCATCTGGTAGTTGAACACGTTAGACTCGTTCAACAACATAAAATTATTCATATTTTCACTTACTTATTATATTAGTCTTCTTTTTTCTTAGAAGCCTTTTTCTTTGGAGCGGGAGTTTCTTTTTTTGCTACAGGAGCAGGAGTCAAAGCATCAATTTTTGATTTGAGACCTCTGTGACCAGACAGGAGTTCTCCTGTTACTGAATCTTTCCATCCAGCATTTGTTGCTACAGGATTTTTCATCCATTTTTGGGGTTTAGCCCATCTTGGTAGATCTGCCATTTGTTTTTTCCTTCTTAGTGATTGTGTTATATTTATCTTATAGTTTTGTGAGTATGGTCTGTTGTATGGGTGTGCGGTATATTCTTTGCGCCCTTGTCAGACTTTTTATGACTATGTGTTTTCATTTTGGGGGCATCATCGCCGGCGCCTTCAGCTTCTTTTCGACGTTTGAGTTCAGCTGCCCACTTTTTAGGAGCATACTTTTTCATTGTTCGATCTGCCTGTGATCTAGTACCATCATCTTTTTTTGATTTACTACCAGAAAACATACGGTCAAAAATTTTCTCTCGAAGTTTTCTATGTTGTTCCACTATCTTCTCCAACAGAATTACTCCTTATACATATTCAATTCGTATGGACGTGATCCGCCACGATTATAAACTTGTACTTGAATGGCTTTTCCTTTATTACCCATCAATCTGTAAGTATTTGTCTTACCATTAGACGGTTTTCTAGGACCCATACCAACTACTTCCATTCTTTCATCTGGTGTAATATCAATACCAAACTTCAGTTTTGCATGTGTTATTGCAGTATCAATCGCACTACCCAAAGTTTTGTGATATAGTTCATATCCTGTACCAGAGATTTCTTCAGCCATTCCGAAATAGTCTTTCACTTTTGTTGTCGATCCCTTGCCTGGCGTTGCAAGTCCTTTCCGACGATTTGCCAATTTTCTGTTTGCTTTTTGTTTGATTTTACCCAATTTTGCAAATCTACTATTGGTTTGACTTGGAGAGGCCTTATCTGTAACAGCACCATCTACAACTTTTGAACCCACATCATCTGCTCTCTTTAAAGTATTTTTCTGTTGGTCTCTGTCTTTTAGAGCAGCCTTATTATATCTTTTTTTCATATCACTTGAGATTTCATCAAGTTTAACACCGGCGGCCCGCAAAGTTTCTGCATCTTCCCATGAAATAGATTCGCCGCGAAACTTAATGTCCATCATTTTTTCTGTTGATTTTTTACCGATATGTTTTTTCAAAAGCATTGCAACATATTCTCTGGGTTCCGTATCTATATTATTGACATAAGATTTCAGTTTATCTGGATGGCCAGTCTTTAAAAGATTTGCAACTCTCATAAATGTATTTTTGTCCATTCCACCATTTTTCTTTGCATAAGCCTCTAATTCTGCAGCAGCCTTTTCCATATCTCCGGCAGACTCATCAAGTTCAACAGACTCTTT